GAAATTAGGATTAACTTCATCGAATGAAAGTGGTGTAATGTAGTAATCTCCTTCCACACCTGCAACCCTTTCTAGATCTAATCCGGTATAAACTCCGGCTTCGGCCTTAATATCGGTATAACCCATGCAATTAGGTCTCCAATAAACAACATACTTGTCTGCTAATATGCTTCTTTTCAAGCATATAATACGGTATAATTTACTCCCCATGATGATCCGAATATACATTCTAATATAATATATTGCATTTTTTGATACATCTAGTGAAGGATTTATAGAATCAACGGCCTCTTGTTAGTGCCGGAGTTGCGTGGACTCGTAGCAACTGGGTTGGGCTAGGCAGCACTAGATTTACCGCTTCGCGGAAAGGATTAGGTTGGGGATCGGCCAAAATCCCACTTTTCATACGGAATCATGATAAGCATTACCGGATTCCGGAAATGTATGGCTAGAAGCGATTCTTTCTTTATACGAGCAGATCTGAATATTGGTGGCGGAACCACATTTAACACATACCAACAGGTTCCAATTGACTTAGGTGCATATGTTGATGCACTAGGAAAGTCTGTTTTGAGGATCCATAATATTGCGGTTTCCATAACTGATACAAATGGATCATTCGCGGAAATTAATGGACCTGAAGAAGCAGGTGCCGAGTTTCAACTTCTAACTCAATCTCAAGCCTCAATGGTTCTGCCGAGTAATAGATCTATAATTTCAAGTGGATCTGTTTTAGGCTATAGATTTACAACTGGAAACGGATTACCTGCAATTAATACCGAAGCATTTGATAATCTGCCTCAACTTTGGACAAATGGATACCTTGTTGCTGTGGATCAGATTTTCTTAGGCGGTCAAGCATCTGAAAAATGGCTAGGAGATGTTGTAGTCTCTATAACAATGGAATGCACAGTTGAAACAATGACACAGGCTGCGGCTATGGCTCTAGCATTATCCCAACAATGAGGTTGAGAAATGCCTAGACCATCAAGTCAGCGATCTGAATTATCTGAAGATATAGATCCATTAATGGATGCCCTGATAACAGGACTTCTGATGAGAATGGGCGTAAGGGTTCCATTTCTCTATCAAGGAGTTGATCGGTTCACAGATATGGCCGAAGTTTCCTCAAGAATCCCCCCTGAGTTTCGTGCTGATCCTAGAGTATCTGATTTCTATGCAGCAAGAAAGCAAGATGTCATAGATACAGTTTCTAAAGTAAAAAAGAAAAAGCGTAAAGTTTCCAAATATCAAAGGGAGTTTGGCCGATCTATGAAAACTCTCATGAAGAAACATCCTAGAACCCACAGAACAAAATTAATGAAAAGGGCTCACAAATTAACTAGGAAGGTTTTGAAATGAAGAGAACAAATAGAACAATGACATTATCCGGACAAATGCCTAAGAGATTATTTGGAGCAGGGCTTCAAAGAGATCCATATACAATTCTTGAATATGCAAATGTTCTCGATATTTCAAAAGCATGGAAATTAATTGACTTCAAATGTTGGATTCAAGAGGATGGTGCAAATCTAGGTGCATATTCAGAACCTTTCCAATTTGGATTAGATGTTCAATTAGCAACAGATCAGATCCCTGATGAACCTATGTGGAATAATGCAGGTGATAATAGATCAGTAGGATTTGGAACCTTGACATATTATATTGGAGATGGACAATACAAACCTCAATCATTTTCTGGTGGATCTAGAATGTTAATGCATTCAGAATACTGGATGAAAGACGATCATGTTATTCAAAACAGGCTTGATATTTCTGCATCGGCTAAAGGATCTGCAGTAGTTGAAGGATTAACTGGCTATACTTTGAATTATATTGTTAATCTTGAAGAAGTTGACATTACTCCTACAGAATCTATTGTGTATAATATTAAGTCAAAGGCACAGGATTTACAGAATTAGGAAAAATAATTCTAAAGCTTTGAAATTATTTTACCATAATCCGGAAACCTGGTTTCCTAATTTCGGTATTGGTAATGAATCGTTCCTTCAAGAGTTTCATTTAATTCGCTTGAGAGAGGGGATGAAGGATCATCCAAATAAATCTTGATGTTCGCCTTCGCTATTACTGTCTGCTGATGGTTAATTCTCTTTCTCAATGCTTCAATTAACAAAAGATTACTATTTTCAGAACAGATCATCTTTGAAATGATTTCTGATTTCTTTTGCTTCGCCCATGAATTATAGATCTGTGCTGCTTCTTCACTCAATGTTGCTGAAATTAATTGCTTCATATTACCACTCTCCGAAATTAGGATTAACTTCATCGAATGAAAGTGGTGTAATGTAGTAATCTCCTTCCACACCTGCAACCCTTTCTAGATCTAATCCGGTATAAACTCCGGCTTCGGCCTTAATATCGGTATAACCCATGCAATTAGGTCTCCAATA